AACAAGGTAACACAGTGAAAGAGAAGGTATTACGTTGTAGTTGGTAGATGACTATATGTGCAACTACGGTATGACTACATACTACCAATCCATGAACGGAAAGGATATGTTTTTTAGCCGTGGAATGCGGTCAGAGAGGATTGTGAACTTTCGGATATGGCTATGTAGATAAGATTGACAAATACAAGAAGGTTTTTCTTAGCTGTCGTGCATATTCCTTGAAGGCAACAATTCTATTGCCACAAATAGTCGTAATTATGGTTACTAAACATCTCATTTTCCCTTCGCTCAAAATATATTGTCTTAATAATGAAACCTTCCCTTGCTTTGGACATCGAATACGGAAAGAGAGATTGGTCAACAAATCCTATAGAGTTTACATATCTGCCCAGCGGAGTGTCTATGTATTTGTATTCCTGATGAAGCGACAACTTTTCTCTGCTGATTTGCCTGATGGTATCAATTATATGGAAACTTCTGTCATCAACCAAAAATGCTGAAACAGGCTTGCCTATTTTCCATTCAAAATCATAGACAAGTAAGGGTTTGGGAATGAACTTGTCGTAATAAAAAATTTGTTTTCCCTGCTCGTGGAGGTAGAAAACGGCATTTTTCTTGCCATTTACATAAACTTTCCTGTATTCGTCTCCCTTAATGATGGTGTCTTCCCTGACAGTATATAGATAAATCTGATAGAAAAAAGGACGGAAAGGGTCTGTCACTATTTCTTTCCATGAAGTGCCTTCAGGGTAATAGATGTAACCCGTTGGCGGAATTAAAATGT